ATAGTATTATGAAAGACAATATAAACCCAATCCACTACAAGAACGGAGAAGTTGAAGCCATTGAGGCAATTGAAGCCCTAACTCAGAACGATATGGGAATAAAATGTGTACAAAAGGCGAACTTAATTAAGTATCTTTGGAGATACGAAAGCAAAAATGGATTGGAAGATGTCAAGAAAGCTAAGTGGTATTTTAACCACGTCCCTAAATCAAAAAAGGGCAAACAACTTCCAACAGAGAAACAAATAATAGAGTCAGCAATTGTAAATAAACCATCTCCAGAATCATTATTAGTAAGCATTATAATCAAGCAGTTATCACGACCAAGTGATCATGATGGCGATCAGCTAATTAATATATATTTGAATCAACTAGAAACCATTTTAACAGAAAAAAATACAAATGAAAACATCAGAAAAAACAGTAAACCTAACACAAGCGATGTTGGAGTTTCATCAGAAAGTTCAGAAAATCAAGAAGGATGCGAAGAATCCATTCTTCAAGAGCAACTACGCAACCCTGTCGAACATCTTGGACAGCGTGATGCCAGTTCTGACCGAGGTTGGAATCGTAGTCACACAGGCCCCAATGGGAGAGGTATTAACTACACGATTGACTCATAGCGAGTCCGGTGAGTACATGGAGTGTGAGCAGTTTCTTGCAATGAGAGACCCGAACAATCCACAAGACATTGGCTCTGCCATCAGTTATGCAAGACGTTACAGCTTGACAAGCCTATTGGTATTGAACATCGACGATGACGATGCTAATCAAGCAGCCGGAAGAAATCAGACACAATCTGCAAAGCCAGCTGAGAAAAAAGAGCTAACTACCACTAGCAAGCTATGGCCAGCTTCAGAGAAGAGAATTGTAGAGCTATTGGGAACCAAGGGAGAGACCAAGGCTAGTATCATCAAGAAAATGTCTCAGCACTACATTTTAGGGCCAGATGTTTTGAGCTTTATTAACGATCAGAAATGATAGAAAAGTTAAAAGATGATGAGCATTATTACGGAGAATACGGCAAAAAGTATTTATCTAATTCTGATATTGGTACTCTCTTATCTAATCCTCAGTCCTATGGTGTTCAGCGTGAGAAAACTCCAGAGATGGTTAAGGGCAGTTATCTACATACCCTTGTGCTTGAGCCTAGCAAGGCTGTCAATTTCAGAACCATATCTGCGAGTAGTCGTAACACTAACAAATACAAAGAGGAATCTGAGGGTGAGGTTATACTACTTGAGTCGGAAGCTGAGGAAGTTCGGCAGATGGCAAAGAAGATAGAAGATACCCACGAATTATACGACCTTGTTCATGTTGGAACGATAGCCTACGAGGAGCCAGCCATTGGAGAAATCTTTGGCGCTCCTTGGAAGGGCAAGGCTGACGTGCTTAAGGAAGATATGATTGTGGATGTTAAGACCACGGCAAGAATTGATGAGTTCAAATTCTCAGCACGGAAGTACAACTATGACTCACAAGCCTATGTATACCAAAGGCTATTCGGAGTTCCGGTTGTGTTCCTAGTGATCGAGAAGGGCACGTTAAGGACGGCAGTAGTAGATTGTTCTCCAAAGTTTCTGCAAGGCGGAGAGCAAAAAGTGATTGCAGCAGTAAACATATGGGCGACGTACTTCGGCCCAGAAGCAACAGAAGACGTAAACAACTTTGTAAACCATTTAACATTATAAAACTATGTCAACATTATTAACATTAAACCTAGAATTAAGCAAATTTAAAGAATTAACAAGCGAACAAATCTACGAAGCCAAGAGCGGCAAGAAATACGTAGAACTTGTAGTGGCAATTGCCGATGAAACCAATCAGTATGGTCAGTCCGTGTCGGCATGGGTAGGTCAGAGCAAACAAGAACGTGAAGCCAAGGCAAAGAAAATGTATTGTGCCAACGGCAAGGTTCTTAAAACTGATGGTACAGTTCACTTAACTGAGAGGCCAAACAAAGAAGACGAGATGCCATTCTAAACAAATGAGTATTAATTTAAACCAGGGGGTTAACAGCCCCCTTTTTTTACCAATGCTAAATGACGGAAAATCGTTTTACTATACTCTATATATAATTAGAGTTTGAAAAAATTTTTTCCCATTACGCAAGAAGCATTTTTTGTAACATATCAACATAAACCCAGTGTTTACAAGGAACTTCACAACATAACTTTAACATAATTCAACATAAACCAACATAATGAGCGAAATAACCATATTCAAAAGCATCAAGGACACGTCTACTCCTTTCTACAGAGACATCAACTTTATCCTTGATAGAATTAAGAATGGCAAGAGCAAGGAAGTTGTCAATGCTATTCGCAACGAGAAAGACAAAGAGAAGATGAACAAGCTTAAGGCTACGCTACCGGCTATCTGCTTCTCTGGAACGTTTAACAAGCGTAACGATACATCACTGATAGACCATAGTGGTTTTATATGCCTTGACTTTGATGGATACGCCAACAAGAAAGAAGTGATGGATGCTCGTAATCGTATCATATCGGATCAATATGTATACTCTTGCTTCGTATCACCATCTGGTAATGGACTCAAGGCTATCGTTAAGATACCTAAAGATTCTATGAACCATAAGCATTACTTCAATGCATTGCAAGAGCATTTTAATGATGACCACTTTGATGCAACTTCAAAAAATATATCTAGGGTTTGTTATGAATCTTACGATCCATTGTTGTATCTTAATGAACAATCTCTTGTTTGGACCAATATGGCGCAAGAGATTAAACAATACAGCGTTGATGATACTCTGCTACCAAAAATCAGATTAACTCGCTCAGATGAGATTATACGACGTTTGAGGCTATGGTGGGAACGTAACTATGGTATCGTAGAAGGTGAGCGTAACAACAACATCTACATATTAGCATCAAGCTTTAATGACTTTGGTATTAATGAGACTAGAGCTATTGAAGAATGTTTTCAGTATGAACACGAAGGGTTTAGCGGAAGCGAGATAATGACAACCGTTAGGAGTGCTTACTCTAAGAAAGAAAACCACAACACTAAGTTCTTTGAAGACGTTGAGAAGTATGACGAGGTTCGTAATAGATTTAAGAATGGTGTGCCAAAAAAGGACTTGCGTCTCGACTTGAGAGAGTCAGGGGTCGAAGACGAGGTGATAGACTCAGTACTGGACGAAGTGGAGAGGGACTTAGCGATACCGAGGTTCTGGACAATCTCAGACAGAGGGGCGGTTAGTTTACTTCACTTTGAGTTTAAAGAGTTCCTAGAAGATAACGGATACTACAAGTATTCTCCAGAAGGAAGTAAGTCGTATGTATTCGTCAAGGTCAAGAATAACTTAATTGATGACACGTCAGAGGAAGAGATTAAAGACTTTGTTCTTAGTTACGTCAGAGAGAATGCAGATGTAAACATCTACAACTTCTTTGCTGAGAAGACCAAGTACTTCAAAGAAGAGTTCTTGAATATGCTTGATCCGGTGGATGTTTATTTCGTTAGCGATACCAAGGACACAGCGTATTTGTACTATCGGAATTGTGCCGTGTGTGTAAAGAAAGACAGCATAGAGACAGTTGACTACATGGACCTTGGAGGATATGTTTGGAAGAAACAAGTTATCCAAAGAGATTTCAAGAAGCAAGAGGTTATAGATTGTGATTACAAGCAATTCATCTTTAACGTATCCGGTGGCGATGAAGCCAGAGCTCTAACATTAGAGAGCACGATTGGATATATGATGCATGGATACAAGAACCAAGGGTATTGTCCGGCTGTGATTGTAAACGATGAGGTTATAACTCAGAACCCAGAGGGTGGAACGGGTAAGGGCATATTCGTTTCTGCTATCGGCAAGATGAAGAACCTTGTTATCTTGGATGGTAAGGCGTTCAGCTTTGAGAAATCGTTTCCGTATCAATTGCTGTCTACCGATACTCAAGTGCTTACGTTTGATGATGTTCGCAAGAAGTTTGACTTTGAGCGTTTGTTCAGTATTGTAACTGAAGGAATCACGGTTGAGAAAAAGAACAAGGACGCAATCAAAATACCATTTGAGAGTGCACCCAAGGTTATAATCACAACTAACTATGCTATTAAGGGTAAAGGTAATTCGTTTGAGAGACGTAAGTGGGAGGTTGAGTTCTCAGCTTACTACTCCAAGGAATACACACCCGAGACTGAATTTGGGCGGTTGTTATTTTCTGATTGGGATGAAGACGAGTGGTTGTTGTTTGACAACTACATGATATCTTGTCTACAATTGTACTTAGGCGAGGGCTTCATTAAGAGCAAGTTTAAGAACTTAGAGATGAGAAGGCTTATAGCTGAAACCGTTGAAGAGTTTGTTGAGTGGGCTACTGATCAGCAGAATGAAGATTTGTTTCTAATTGGAGAGAGAGTGTATGGTCAAGACCTATATAACTCATTCGTTAGTGACAACAGCGACTTTCAAAAGCTAAGCAATAGAACATTTTACAAGTGGATTGATGCTTACATCAGTTACAAGTTTAAGAAATCTGCTGATTGGAGCAGAGATATGAGAGGTAGGTATTTTATAATAAAAGCAAATGATTAATTTAAGAGACTATCAAGAAAAGATAGCTAGTACTGCTAGCGATTTAATACACAAGCACGGGTTTGCATACTTAGCTATGCAAGTCCGTACTGGTAAGACGCTTACTGCGTTAGCTACGGTGAAGCTATGTGACAAAAAGAGCGTATTATTTGTCACGAAGAAGAAAGCAATTGATTCTATTGTTGATGACTACATGAAGTTTGATTGCGAGTTTGCTATGGACATAACCAATTACGAGAGCGTTCATAAGTTTGCAGTACATAACTACGACCTTGTGATCTTAGACGAGGCTCATAGCATGGGCGCGTTTCCAAAGCCAAGTGGTAGAACAACTGCTGTGAAGAATATATTATTCAAGAACAACTACCCGGACGTTATCTTCTTGTCGGGTACGCCATCTCCAGAGTCTTACTCACAGCTGTACCATCAGTTTTGGGTGCTTGGAGGCAAGAGCCCATTTGCTACCTATAGTAACTTTTACAAATGGTCTAAGGACTTTGTTAATGTCACTCAGAGAAAGATTGGAGCTATGATGGTGAATGATTACAGCGATGCAAAGAGGCAGAAGATTGAGAATATAACGAACAGCTACATGATATCATGGACACAAGATGAGGCCGGATTTAAGTCGCACATTGACGAGGAGGTCTTGATTGTAAAGGCTCCATCGGTAGTTACCGATATAGCAAAGAGATTAAAACGTGATGCCGTGGTTGAAGGAAAAGAAGAGGTTGTACTAGCAGACACCGGAGCTAAGATGATGCAGAAGTTACATCAGATTTACTCTGGCACCGTAAAGTTCGAGTCCGGCAATTCTATGGTGATCAGTCCATTCAAAGCTGAGTTCATTAAAGAAAAATTCAAGGATAATAAAATCGGAATATTCTATAAGTTCGTCGAAGAGCTTAATGCACTCAAACAAATCTTTGGAGACCGTTTAACAACTGAGTTAAAAAAGTTTGACAACGAAGGATATCAAGTTATAGCCTTACAAATTGTGAGCGGTCGTGAGGGTATATCCTTACGAAATGCGGAGTACTTAATCTTCTATAACATCGACTTTAGTGCTACCAGTTATTGGCAAGCAAGAGACCGAATGACCACTAAAGACAGG